CAAAGTCTATCTCTGCTCAAGTGTGTAATGGCACGTGCGATGAGCCATACATTCTATGGAAATTAAAACTACCAGAATAAAGGATAATAAAATGGGAGAACAATTGGAACTACCGTTTGACCCACCGCTTGACCGCACTCTAAAACGTGCGGAGATACTACGTACCGCTGAAAAATATATTACTCAAGATAGAGCCGAACAGCATGGAAGCATGGAGGAAAACTTCACTACGATTGCTAACTATTGGTCAGAACATCTTGGGACAAAAGTAACCGCCGTTGATGTAGCCATAATGATGTCGTTACTGAAGATTGCCAGATTAAAAAGTAACGCTAAAAACTCTGACAATTGGGTAGACGGTTGTGGATATATGGCTTGTGGTGGCGAGTTAGCCTGTAATGTATTTACCAAGACTGGTTTGGTAAAAGGAAACTAGCAAGGAATTTACAGGCGAATTATATTGTGGAAAGAAGCAAACTTGTCCTCTGTATCTATGAGGAAATATATCGTGTTCGTATTGAAGCAGATCAAGCTCATTGGGATGGAAACTTCAAACTTGGCTATGAGTTGGATAAAGCTGTAGCTGAATTAGAAGAAAAAGCCTCTAATGGGGAACTCTGGGTAATTTTATTTTAGGGGGGAACTATAGTATGGATTTAATAACGATAGACTTTGAAACCTATTACGATAGAGAGTTTTCATTGTCTAAAATGACTACTGAAGAGTACGTGCGTGACCCTCGTTTTGAAGTTATTGGTGTGGGGGTTAAGCTAAACAATAACGAAACGGAATGGGCTAGTGGTTCAAAAGAACAAATACGAGATTTCTTGCATACTTTTGATTGGGGTGAGGCTATGTTTCTTGCCCATAATACTGTTTTTGATGGGGCTATTGCTAATTGGCTTTTTGATATTACCCCTCGTGTGTATACCGATACTCTTTGTATCGCACGTGCTGTGGATGGTGTGGAAGTCAGCGGAAGCCTACGTGCATTGGCTGAGAGATATTCCCTTGGCGCTAAAGGTATTGAAGTAGAAGACGCACTAGGGAAGCACCGTGCCGATTTCACCTCTGAAGAACTTTCTAGGTATGGCGATTACTGTGTAAATGATGTGGATCTTACGTACGATCTATTTAAAATATTCGCCCCTAATTTTCCAAGAGAAGAATTAAAACTTATAGATTTAAGTCTACGTATGTTTGTAGAACCTACTTTAGATTTAGACCTCGGGTTACTGGAACAACATCTTATAGAAACACGTGACCACAAAGACAAGCTACTTGCTTGTGCCGGGGTAGATAAAAAAGACCTTATGAGCAACGCCAAATTTGCTTCCCTACTAGAAGGTCTAGGGGTGAAACCACCTACAAAAATAAGCCCTACTACAGGCAAAGAGACGTTTGCATTTGCTAAAACAGATGAGGACTTCAAGGCTTTGAGTGACCATGAAGACCCACAGGTACAGTCTTTAGTATCCGCTAGATTAGGTAACAAAAGTACGTTGGAAGAAACTAGAACGCAACGGTTTATAGATATATCCAAGCGTGGTTTACTGCCTGTACCTGTTAAATATTATGCCGCACATACTGGTAGATGGGGCGGTGATGACAAGATAAACCTGCAAAACCTTCCTAGCAGGGGGGTCGCAGGGAAAAAGCTAAAGAAAAGTATAATAGCCCCCGAAGGGCATACTCTGATAGAAGCTGACTCTTCGCAAATAGAAGCACGTGTGCTTGCATGGTTAGCCGAACAAAAGAATCTTGTTGATGCTTTCGCTAACGATGAAGATGTTTATATAAAGATGGCATCTCGCATATATGGTGTTCCAGAGGAAGATGTTACTTCTGAACAGCGTTTTGTTGGTAAGACCACGATACTTGGGGCTGGGTATGGTATGGGTGCGGTGCGATTTCGTGAACAATTAAAGAACTTTGGTACAGATATAAGTGAGTCAGAAGCCGCGAGGGTTATAAAAATCTATAGGGAAGCTAATAGAGACATCTACAACCTATGGAAAGCCGCTCAGAATACGATAGTGTATCTTTCCCGGGGGGACGCATTACCTTTAGGACGTAATAACTTGTTACAAGTTGATGTAGATAAGTACGCGCTCCGGTTGCCCTCTGGATTATTACTTAGATATAATGATTTACTTGGCGAACAGGGGGAGATGGGTATTGAATATACTTACCAGACAAGGCGAGGACGCACTCGTATCTATGGCGGTAAAGTCATAGAGAACGTATGCCAAGCTCTAGCACGGTGCATAATTGGTTATCAAATGCTGGAAGTATCTAAAAAGTATAAAGTTGTTTTAACCGTACACGACTCCATTGTATGCTGTGTACGTGAAGAGGAAGTAACTACCGCTCGAGATTACGTAGAAACTTGTATGCGTATGATACCTCAATGGGCGGAAGGACTCCCGATTGACTGTGAATCAGGGGTAGGTAAGTCTTATGGAGATTGCGAGTGAGTATAGCCCCTTGGTCTTTTAGTAAAATTAAAGCCTTCGATCAATGTCCGAAGCAGTTTTACCATGAGAAAATACTAAAAGAATATCCAATGCAACAAACTGAGGCTATGCTGTATGGAAACCAGTTCCATACGGCGGCAGAAGAGTATATAAGAGACTATACCCCTATGCCAAAAAGGTTTGATTACGCTGTTGGTGCGTTGGATAGCCTACAAGCTAAACAGGGCGAGAAGCTATGCGAATACAAACTAGGACTAACTGAAGATTTGAAGCCCTGTGGGTTCTATGACAAGGAGGTTTGGTTTAGGGGTATAGCAGATTTAATAATTCTAGATGATGATTTGGCATGGGTTGTAGATTATAAAACAGGTAAGTCTGCTAGGTATGCTGATAAAGGACAATTAGAACTTATGGCTTTAGCTACCTTTAAACATTTCCCCGAAGTAGAAGAAGTACGTGCTGGATTGTTATTTGTAGTGGCTAAGAACTTAGTAAGAGATACATATTTAAGAGAAGATGAAGCAATTCTTTGGGAAAAATGGTTAACAAACTACGGTAAGATGAAGATAGCGGAAGCTAATGATGTATGGAACCCACGCCCAAATGGGTTATGTAAAAGACATTGTGCAGTTATTGAGTGTGTTCATAATGGGAGAAACTAATGGCATATACTAAATCCCCTCGCCCCTACAAACATGAATATCAAATGCAGAAGAAACGAGGCGAACATAAAGCACGTATGGAAAGGCAAAGAGCCAGACGAGCGTTAGATAAAAAAGGTGTTAACCGTACAGGTAAGGACATAAGCCATAACAAACCACTACGAAATGGCGGTACAAACGCTGATGGATATAAATTAATGAGTCCTAGTAAGAATCGTGCGAATAACGGAAAAAAGAAGAAAAAAACCTAGGGGAACAGTCTTGCAGATTATAGATAACAAAGCATTGCTTTTGAAACTACGTCATCCGAAGCAAGTTACAACAGCTATACCAAAAAGTCGTGAAGTAGCTTCAAATAACGTATTAGTTAAATGGGGTGTGAACGAGAGCCACACCCTAAAGAATTTAAATATAAACGTGCCATCACCTATTAAAGGACAGTACGCGTGGACTGGTCAACATAAACCCTTCGCGCACCAGAAAGATACTTCTGCGTTCCTGACAATGAATAGGAAAGCGTTTTGCTTTAACGAACAAGGCACAGGCAAGACCGCCTCTGCAATATGGGCTTCAGATTTTTTACTGAAGCAGGGAGCCATAAAGAGAGTGTTAGTTATCTGCCCGCTTTCGATCATGGATAGTGCATGGCGTAGTGACTTGTTTAGTTTTGCAATGCACAGGAGCGTAGATATAGCTTACGGTTCCGCTGACAAACGCCGTAAAGTGATAGAGGGCGATGCCGAATACGTCATAATTAATTATGATGGTGTTGCTATAGTGCAAGATGCCATATCAGACGGTAGCTTCGACCTGATAATAGTTGATGAAGCTACTCACTATAAAAACGCTCAGACCACTCGTTGGAAGACACTAAACAAAATATTAAAGCCTGAGACATGGCTCTGGATGATGACAGGTACGCCAGCCGCACAAAGTCCCTTGGATGCTTATGGTCTAGCTAAACTCGTAAATCCTACAGCAGTGCCTCGTTTCTTTGGTTCATTTCGTGACATGGTGATGTACAAGGTATCTAATTTTAAATGGATACCGAAGGAAAGTTCTATAGATACAGTATTTAACGCACTACAACCTGCCATACGGTACACTAAGGAGGACTGTTTAGATCTTCCAGACATGATCTACACCAAACGAGAAGTCGAAATGACTCGTCAACAGAAGAAATACTATAAAGAATTACGAAATCGTATGGTAGTCCAAGC